TGGTAGCAGTGACGTTGACATTACTGACACTTCTGAATCCTTTGGTCTCCCTGCTACTGCTGATCTTATGTTTGCCCTTATTAGCACAGAGGAGTTGGAACAGTTGGGACAGATTATGGTAAAACAACTGAAGAATCGATACAATGATCCAACAATGAATAAAAGATTTATTGTAGGTATCGATCGTGCTAAGATGAGACTGTATGATTGTGAACAAAAAGCACAGGAAGATATGATTGACTCTGGGCAAGAAGAAGAGTATGATAGTAGAGAAGATAAACTTAAAAAATCTTTCGATGGATTTAAATTCTAGATATTATGAATAAAAAATTTGGATTTCAAATTGATCAAGAAATTACTGAACAAGAATATTATCAAAAAGAACTTAAAAGACTTATGACTAAAAAGGTTAACACAGATGCATATCTTGAGTTTGTAAATGCTGTTACATCTCAACCAAGTAAAGATGCTGATGCTTTTGAGTATCGTATTCAAGAACTTCGTGGTGAAGGTTTTGAAACACATCGATTGCTTACTGCTGCTGTAGGAATGTCTGCTGAAGCAGGTGAGTTTACTGAAGTTGTAAAAAAAATCATCTTCCAAGGTAAACCTGTAAATGAAGAAAACTTATTTCATCTGAAACGTGAACTCGGTGATATTATGTGGTATGTTGCTCAGGCATGTATGGGACTGAATGTTTCTCTTGATGAAATTATTGAGATGAATGTTGATAAATTGAAGTCTCGTTATCCTGGTGGTAGTTTTGATGTTCACTACTCTGAGAACCGTAAAGAAGGAGATCTTTGACTAAAAAGTATTTTTTATAAATATTGATAGAAACTTTCCAGTAGTTAAAATGGACTCCAAAGAATTGCATAATTTAGTTGAATCTTATTCTTCCGTTTATATTGCCGAAGAGGATACTACTCCTGAAGTAAAGGAAGAAGTTGATGAAGTTGATGAAGCAAGAGCACCTGGTGTAAAACCTTATAAGCCAGGTCCAACTCAAGCAGAAGTTAGATCCGGTGAACGTGCTGCTGCAAAGAAAAAAATTGAAGCAGGTAAAGATCAACCTGGATATGATACTGAAAAGTTAAATAGAAACTGGCAAGATAGAGCAACTCCAAGTAGTGTAGATCGTAAGGGTAGAACTGTTTCTCAAAGAATGGATTCTGAACATCCTTATAAGAAGAGAATGGTTGGTAAGATGGGTAGAGAGTATGGAAATCGTACTGCTGCCAATGTAACAAGAACTGTTAGAGGTCCTGGTGAACCAAGAGCAGTTAAACTCCCTCAGAGAGAATCTTTTGATTATTTTGATAAGGTGCTAAATCATTTAGTTTCTGAAGGTTTTGCTAAAAATGAAGATTCAGCAAAAGCAATCATGATTCACATGAGTGAAGAATGGATTCAACAAATTATTGCTGAATGAATAAAAATTAAATAATATAATTAATCCCCTATTTCTAAATATAAGAAATAGGGGATTATTTTAATGGCTGGGGAAAGAGGGTTTCAATATGAAAATTCAATTTATAATATGCTTATGGAAAATGACTTGACAACTTCTAAGTATAGACCATCTTTTTCTGGGCATGGTGCAGATGCAGCATTTAAGGTAAAAAATAAATTTTACAAATTAGAAGTAAAGTTAAGTTTAGATGCTGATTTTGGACAAGCTACACTTAGGTATGATATTGATAATTATAAATGGGTAACTTATTCTGAAAGTGAAACCATGCGAGAAATAATTGACGCATACAAAGTTGATGAATTTGCTCAAAGTGTTTGGAAAGCAGTTCCATATAATCATTTTAAATCTTCAGAGGTTAACAAAAGAAGACCAAAGAGGAGAAATATGTCTAAATTTGAGGAATCGGAAGATAAGAAAAATTTTAAAGATGCTTTTAAGGTGTTAAGAGAAAATAGAGTTGCACAATATTATAATAGTAAAGATGTATATTATATTCAGATTGGGTATGATAAAGGATTTTATTATATGGGAAAAGATATTGCTAATTTAGGTGTCCCGGAGTTTAAACCAAATCAAAAAATCAGAATAAGAAGAAAACCTGCTGGTGGTAGTAAATATACATTTGCGAGTGCAATTTTAGTGGATAAGAGAATTGATAAATCTCCATATAATTTGGATTATAATGCCATATTTTTGTTGAATAAAAATAGAGAATAAATAAATATAAACCCAGTAACAATGAAGAGATTCTCTCACTTTATATCAGAAGCAAAGACGACTAAGGCATCTGAGCAAGCTAAAAGACTTGGTTTGTCTGGGGATGGTCATGGGGACTGGTATAATGCTCAGGGTGAATTTGTCGCAAAAACTGTTAAGGGGGAACTTAAGTTCTTTACTAAGGGTCAAAGAATAGGAAAGAGGGATATTCCACCACCTACAACTAAGAAAGAAAAGGATACGGTAGCAGCAACTCAAGTTAATCAATCTAAACCTCAAAGTCAAAAATCTATTGAGATTGATACGAGAGATGCTCCAGAAAATCCTGGAGATGATACTGTAACAATTATCTTTGGTAGATTTAATCCACCAACCAAAGGACACAATCAATTATTTACCACTGCAAAGAGAATATCTGCCGGTGGTGAGATTAGAGTATATCCATCTAGAGTTCAAGATTCTCAAAAAAATCCATTAGAACCTAGTAGAAAAGTTGGATTCTTAAGGAAAATGTATCCAGATTTTGCTGATTTTATAATTGATAATCAGTATATGGAAACTATATTTGATGTCCTTAAGGTTGCTAATGAAGATGGGTATGGAAATGCAAACATTGTCGTAAGTGCAGACCGTCAGTCTGAAATTCAAAATTTAGCAAATAAGTATAACGGTGATTCCTATAATTTTGGAGAAATTAGAGTAGTTCCTGCAGGAAATTCAGATTCTGAAAAAGATTCTTCTGGAGTTTCATCTGCTAAAATGAGAAAATTTGCTATGAATGGGGATTTTGAGTCGTTTAAATTGGGTATGCCTTCTAATTTTGATAAAGGTGAAACTAAAAAACTTTATAATTCATTGAGAACTGCTATGGGGCAAAATCAAGAATATAATGAAGAGTATGATTTGTGGAAAATTGCACCAACATTAGACTATAAAAATCTAAGAGAAAATTATGTTAGAAATAGAGTATTCAAATTGAATGAATATGTAGTTAATTTGAATACCGGATTAACTGGCAAGGTGATGCGTCGGGGAACAAACTACTTAATTTGCGTTACTGAGAGTGATATGATGTTTAAGTCTTGGATTAAGGATGTTGTAGAGTCTAAAGATATTGAAATTCCTTCAAAGAATATTAAAAAACTTGTTAAAAAAGCAGTAAAGAGAGTTGATGCAGATGTTGATGGTGATGTAGATACTGATGACATGAAATCATCCGAGATGGGTGAATTTGTACCTTCTCCTACAGGAAAGAAATTAAAATCAAAAGTTAGATTTGAAAGTGCATTTACACTTAATTCTGGAGTTCCTGCTGATCAGAGATTAGTTGGAACAGATTCTCATCGTGAGTATGTAATGAGACTGACTCACACTAAAGAAATTAAGAACTTCATAAATAAATACAAGGCTAAAAAATAAATCGTTTATACTAATGGCTCATCTTAACAGTATTTCAAAAGTCTACTTAGATAAAATTAGTGAAAAGAAGGATAATTCATATCTAGAAACAGATATGAAAAAACGTAAAAAAAATAATGAGAAGGCGATAGAAGATATGAAAAAAGTAAAGGATGATACTGTGCCTCGTTGGATGAGAGAAGGTCTTGATGCTGTTGGTCAGGAAGATGATGATGTTAATAATGATGGTAAGTCAGATAAAACTGATAAGTATCTTCTTAAAAGGAGAGCAGCAATTAGAAGATCAATTAATAACAAAAAGAAAGGAGTGAATGAAAATAGATATAGTTGGAGAGAAGATTTAGTTGAAATTGTTGATGATAATTCAGACGTTAAAATTAAAGAAAAAAAGATAAAAAATAAAATTAAAACCAGTGCAATGTCTGGGGGATTAAAACTTGGTGAGAGTCTTTTTGATCAATTAAATGAGGATGATATTGAATTTGTCTATATGAATTTTCAGGAAGAGGGGTATTCTGACGATGATATTGAAAATGCAATTGAATTTGTCCTTAGTGAAGCAAAGATAACTTATGGGCATGATACTGAATCTCCCAAAGATAAGTTGATGAAAAAGGCAAGAGGTAGATTAAGGTATATTGGAAGAAAACTAGGAGATAAATTTAAAGCAGCAAAATATAAAAAAGCACAAGCACAAGTTGCTGCATATAACATGGGTAGAGAAGTATTACAAACTTCTGGTGATAAGAGTAGGAAAATGCGGAGTAAAATTAAAAATGCTCCTAGTGATGTAAAGAAAGGTTTAAAGGGATTTATTAAGAAACAGGCAGAGAAAGTTGTAGATCGTGTGAGTGAAGAAAATGTTGCCGAAGCAATGCGTCCTGGTGAACGACAGAGAAAAGTAGCAGCAAAACGTCATGATCCATATGCAACTTCTAGAGATCGTGCAACCGCACATAATGTTGCAGTTCGTAATGATGGACCTGGAACTCCTGGTTACGAAAAGAAATCAACTGGTGGTAAAGGTGCAAGATATGCTGGATATGGTGATCAAGGTGCTGGTAACAAAGCACGTCGTCGTGCAGGACAAGAACCACTGAGAGGAGATACTCGAAAGATTGAGGAGCAGTCTGCAGATAAACTTGAAAAAGCACAATTAGATACTGAAAAACGTAAGCAGAAACTTTTACGTTTGCAGCAAGAGATCATGAGGAAGAAAAAGTCTGGTCAACTACCTGCTGGTAAGGGTGATATGTATGAGGCAAAACTTCCAAGATCTCAAAAAGCAGGAAAGAAAGTAAGACAATCAAAAACTTTAAATCTTACAGATTGTGATGATTGCACTCATGACCAAAGTAATCCTAATGCTGCAAAGATTGGATTGAAGAATAAGGAAGGTAAGACTACTTCTAAATTAACTCCTGGTGAATTCGCAAAACATAAATTGAAAAAGGGTGATAGTTATGATTTTGCTGAGTTTAGAAGCACTAAAAAGGTAAAAGATACTACTAAACCAAATAAAAAAATTGTTGGGTTTTTAAATAAGGAGGAAACTGAACCACGTTCTCTTTTTGAAAAGATAAAAAGATACCCCCAGCAAAGAGCAATTACTGCCAGGGGTTCTATGGATGATAATAAGGGGTTTACCAAAGATATGAAGGATAGGATTGGGGTTAAGAATCTAAGTAAAGTACACTTTGCTGGTGATATGCCTCGCACTGACAAATCTGGTAAAAAGGTTTCTGGTCCAGAAAAGAAGGCAGTAATTGCAAAGCACCTTGCAAAAAAGAATCCTGATGCCAAGAAAATTAATTTTGTAGACGACCATCAAGGTAATGTTGAAAAAGTTGTGGACACTCTTGCAAAGCCGGGTAAATCAGGAAGAAAGAGAGTTTCTGGTCCTAAAGTGAAAGGTTATGTTGCTAAACCAGACAGTAAAGGTGAAGTTCGTCCAGTGAGACTTGGTGGAGAAGGTAAAGGTGGTAATAGAGGTATTCGTCCTAACCCTAATCCTCCATCTTCTGAAAAGGAGAAGCAGAGAAGACGTAAGAGTGCGTAACTATAAATAATTTTGGTATTAAATAATTTGGAGTATGTTATGGGATTCTTAGTCGTTCTATTCAAACCCTTTATTATGACAGCATTGAACTCTTGTAACACCAAGAGACTTGTTTGCGAACTTCTTGACAAGTATGTAAGCACCACCGACAACGAAATTGATGATCTACTTGCAGCATCTGTAAGAAAAGCACTTCTTAAAAACTGCAACTGAGACATTTATTATAAATAATTTTTAGCACATTTAGACGGAACATTAAAAATGGCACTCTGGGGAAATAGCGATAATGTGACATCAACTGGGACAGTATCTTTAGATTATGATACTCTCACAGTTACTGGATCAGGAACTACTTTTGTAACTGATTTGGAAGTTGGGCAAGTACTTAGATTTGGAATTAGAGGTAGTGGTGGAACATATTTCGGAGATGCTACCATTTCCGGAATCACTAGTGCTACTGTTTTAACGATTGGGTCTAGTATGGGTCTTAGTGGTGCAGCAATCGCATCTACTGATTTTAGTGTTAGTGAACTTCCCTCTTCTAGTACACTAGATGTTAAGTATAGTGAGTCATCAAATGGAACTGAAGATTCACTAGTGTATGGAATATCTAGATCTATTGATTCTGACAATGCAAATCACGTAGCACATCAGGGATATGTTGGTGTAACCACTTATGTTGATATGCATGGAAATGTAAGGAGAAAATCTGAAGTTTTAGTTGCAATGTCTGGAATTACTACTGGTGCTAACGGTATTGATTACCCAACTAACGTCTGATGATAAGGTAAATGCGATTTGAGGAATTAAACGAAGATAATTTTTTATTATTTGCCATACAAAATTACAATAATCCCCAGTCTGTAACTAAGGAAGATTTTAAAAAGGATCTTAATCATTTTAAATATGTTAAGAGACTTCTTAAACAATATAGGAGTAGTGATCTCCTCAAATCGCATTTAATAATTAATCATTGTATCATTTTATATAATATTTTTGGTGAAGCTGCTACTCCTATGCTTTTTTACAAACTTGAAGAAGATCTTTGGCCAATTATAAAAACTTTTGTGGTATTTTTGGATAGACTTCCAGAATATCCAAAATGTTATATTCATCAAATACCTCTTGATGAGGAATGTGTAAATCAATTAAGAGAAATTTCTGATGAAAAAATATAAACTTGAAAAAATAATTGAAGTGTTCAGAAAGAGATTGAAGGAGGAAGGTGCTCCTGTTATGAATCTTGGGTCTGGACAAATTGCTGGTACTGCTGAAGCAGGTGATGATCCTCCAGTGAATAAGAAAAAGAGTAAAAGATATGCAACTGGTGGAACTGGATCAAGAAAAGTTTGGTTGAATTACTTGCGAGGTAAGTGATGTTTAGTGGAGATAAAATAGCAATACTTGAATCTAAAGTAGATCTTTATGAAGAACTTTCTAAAGAAATGCTTTCCAAATTGGAAATTGCTGTAGAGAGGATTTCTGAAGGTAATCAAAGAATTGCTACAATTCTTGCCAAACATGATGAACGAATAGATCAAAGTATTAAAAGTGATGAACTCATCATTAAGATGATTGATGAACTTAAAATTACTGAGGATAAAAATAATCAAATTATTCATGGTAGAATTGATAAACTGCAAGAGGATATAAAGATATTTTCAAAATTTCGTTGGCAGGTCGGAGGAGTATTAGTTGTAGCATCATTGTTGGTAGGTGCCGGTAGTAGAATTGTCCCTATGTTCTTGACTCCTCAACCACAGCAAGTTATAATAGAAAGACAATAATAGTAATTTTATAATGGATCTGGTTGACTCCAAGTACATTGGGTTAATTTCTTCACGTCTCCAGAAATTTAAAAAAGTAAAGACAGGACTCTATAATTTTAGATGTCCTATTTGTGGAGATTCACAAAAAAATAAAAACAAAACTAGGGGTTACTTTTACCAAATTAAAAATAATACTAATTTTAAGTGTCACAATTGTGGTGCCAGTATGTCTTTAAACAGTTTTCTAAAGACAATGGATACTATACTTTATAAACAATATACGCTTGAAAAATTTAAAGAAGGGCACACTGGTAAAAATTTTGTAGCAGATGAACCTAAATTCGTTTTTGAAAAACCTATATTTAAATCCAAAATTATTCTCCCTTTATGTGATGAGGTGGAAAGTAGTAGAACCTATTTACAAAAACGTAGAATCGATCCCAAAAAATTCTATTATGCACAAAATTTTAAGGAATTTTGTAATTCATATAAGAAAGTATTTTCAGAAACAACTTTTGATGAACCTAGAATCATCATTCCACTTTACCAAGAAAAAAATTTAATTGGATTTCAGGGGAGATCACTGGGAAATTCTCCAAATAAATATATCACCGTAATGTTAGATGAAGAGGCACCAAAAATTTATGGACTTGAAACAATCGATACAAAATTACCAATCTATGTGGTCGAAGGACCCTTTGACAGCACTTTCATCGACAATAGTGTGGCTTTGTGTGGTAGTGACGGTGATGTTCGTTGTCTTGAGGGAAGCGATATTATTTTTGTTTACGATAACGAGCCCCGTAATAGAGAAATTGTCAAAAGAGTTGAGCAGTGTATTGACAGAAATCAGAGAATCGTCATCTGGCCAACCAATATCGTAGAGAAAGATATTAATGATATGGTCCTTGCTGGACATAACATTATGGACGTGTTAAAATTAAATACCTATTCTGGATTACAAGCAAAAGTTAAATTCAACAATTGGAAAAGGATATGAGTAACGGTACAAAGGTTAAAAAGAGAGATGGGAGAATTGAAACTCTTGATCTAGAAAAAATGCATATCATGGTAGATGAGGCATGTAGAGATCTTGCAGGTGTTTCTGCAAGTCAAGTTGAAATGACTTCTGGAATTCAATTTTATGATGGAATTTCAACTGCAGAGATTCAAGAAATTTTAATCAAGAGTGCTAGTGATTTGATTGATTTGGATCATCCTAATTATCAGTTTGTTGCTGCAAGATTGCTTCTATTTTCAGTTCGTAAACAATTATATGGAAAAATGAGAGATTTACCTCATTTGGAAACCCATATTATGGATTGTACAAGTAATGAGGTTTATGATAAGAGTGTCTTTCATAAGTATTCTAAAGAGGAAATTGATAAAGTAAATTCCATGATCGATCATGATCGTGATTTTCTGTTCACATATGCTGGTTTAAGGCAAGTTGTAGATAAATACCTAGTACAGGATAGAAGTTCCGGTGGGGTATATGAGACTCCGCAGTTTATGTACATCATGATTGCGTTGACTATCTTTTCAGAGTATCCAAAAGAAACGAGACTTTCATACGTCAAGAGGTACTACGATGCAATCTCCAGACACAAAATCAACATTCCCACACCTATCATGGCGGGAGTCCGAACTCCACTTCGACAATATGCTAGCTGTGTTCTTGTTGATGCTGATGACACCCTCGATTCTATCTTTAGCTCTGATATGGCTATTGGCAGATACGTTGCACAAAGGGCGGGAATCGGTATCAACGCAGGCAGAATCCGTGGTATCAACAGTAAAATCAGAAACGGAGAAGTTCAACACACAGGTGTTGTACCATTCCTTAAAAAGTTTGAATCGACTGTCAGGTGTTGTACACAAAATGGAATTCGAGGTGGCTCAGCGACTGTCCACTTCCCAATCTGGCACCAAGAAATCGAAGACATCTTAGTTCTCAAGAACAACAAAGGAACGGAGGATAACCGTGTCAGAAAACTTGACTACTCCATCCAGATTTCAAAACTCTTCTATGAAAGATTCATCGAGAATGAGCACATTACACTGTTCTCACCTCACGATGTTCCAGGTCTTTATGATGCTTTTGGTACTCCTGGATTTGATGATTTATATAGAGCTTACGAGGGTGATCCAGATGTTCCTCAAAGGGCAGTTTCTGCCCAAGATCTTATTCTGGCACTTTTAAAAGAAAGAGCAGAAACTGGTCGTATTTACATTATGAATATTGACCACTGTAATAGTCACTCTTCCTTTAAGGATAAGGTTGAGATGAGTAATCTATGCCAAGAAATTACTCTTCCTACATATCCATTGCAGCATATTGATGATGAAAATGGAGAGATTGCTCTTTGTATTTTGTCTGCTATCAATGTGGGTAAAGTTAAGTCTGATGAAGAACTTGAAAATCTTTGTGATCTTGCTGTTCGTGGTTTGGAAGAACTAATTGATTATCAGGAATATCCTGTGAAAGCAGCAGAACGTGCTACAAAAGCACGTAGATCACTTGGAATTGGGTTTATTGGTCTTGCTCATTATCTTGCTAAACTTGGATTTAAATATGACTCTCAAGAGGCATGGGATGCTGTTTATGGATTATCTGAATCTTTTCAATATTATCTTTTGAAAGTATCCAATCAACTTGCAAAGGAGAAAGGTTGGTGTGCTGATTTTGGTCGTACCAAATATTCTGATGGGATCCTTCCAATAGATACATATAAGAGTGATGTTGATGAAATATCAAATCTGGAGTATCAGCATGATTGGGAAAGTCTTAGAGCATCTATCTTGGAGCATGGTTTACGGCACTCAACATTGTCCGCACAAATGCCTTCAGAGAGCAGTTCCGTTGTGTCAAATGCAACCAATGGAATCGAACCACCTAGAGACTATTTGTCCATTAAAAAAAGTAAGAAAGGACCTCTTAAGCAGGTTGTTCCTTCATATGCATCTTTAAAGAATAATTATACTTTGCTTTGGGATATGCCTAATAACAATGGATATATTAATATAGTTTCTGTAATGCAGAAATTCTTCGACCAAGCTATTTCTGGAAATTGGTCATATAATCCAGAAAATTATCCGGATAATGAAGTTCCGGTATCTGAAATGGCAAAAGATTTTTTAACTACATATAAGTACGGATGGAAAACATCATACTATCAAAATACTTATGACGTTAAAACTGATGAAGTTGTAAGTGTTGAAAAAAATAGTTTAGATGATATAGTAAAGGAACTAAGCAATTTAGAGGAGGGGGAGTGTGAATCTTGTGCAGTTTAGGGCATCAACTATGAATAGTGAAAAAACTAAAGTCAAGGGAATGACAGTCTTCAATACTGAAGATTATGATACTAAAAAGCAACCTATGTTTTTTGGTAAACCTCTTGGAGTTCAACGTTATGATTCATATAAGTATCCTGTATTTGAGAAATTAACTACTCAACAACTTGGATATTTTTGGAGACCTGAAGAGGTTTCTCTACAGAAAGACCGTGGTGATTATCAATCATTGAGACCAGAGCAGAAGCATATCTATACTTCTAATTTGAAATATCAAATTATGCTTGATTCTATTCAAGGACGTGGACCAGGAATGGCATTTATTCCACATTGTTCTTTACCTGAATTGGAAGCATGTATGGAAGTTTGGGGATTTATGGAAATGATCCATAGTAGGTCATACACATATATTATAAAGAATGTATATTCTGATCCAGCAGAAGTTCTGGATACTATTATCAAAGATGAAAGGATTCTTGAAAGGGCACAGAGTGTAACTGAGTCTTATGACACATTCATTCAATCTTCTTATCTTTATTCTTCTGGTAATAGTTGGACTGATGATTTTAGGGGAACGAATGTATCCGAAGAAGAAATTTTAAATCTTAAAAGACAACTTTATAGAGCAGTTGCAAACGTTAATATTCTTGAGGGTATTAGGTTTTATGTTAGTTTTGCTTGTTCTTTTGCTTTCGGTGAACTAAAACTCATGGAAGGAAGTGCAAAAATTATCTCTCTTATTGCAAGAGATGAAAATCAACATTTGGCAATCACTCAAAATATTTTGAACAAATGGAAAGAAGGTGATGATCCTGACATGAAGAAAATTGCTGAGGAGGAGCAAGAATGGGTTTATGGTATGTTTGATCGTGCTGTAAATGAAGAAAAGAAATGGGCAGACTATCTGTTTAGAGATGGAAGTATGATCGGATTAAATGACACACTACTTAAAAAGTATGTTGAGTGGATTGCCAATCGTCGTATGAAAGCAATTGGACTCAAACCTGTATATGATATAGCAGCAAAAAATAATCCTCTTCCTTGGACTCAGCATTGGATTTCTTCCAAGGGTTTGCAGGTAGCACCACAGGAAACGGAAGTTGAGTCTTATGTTGTTGGTGGCATCAAGCAAGATGTTGGTAAAGATACATTTAGTGGTTTCCAGTTGTGAGTTTTGACATTACTGAATTGATTTATAGAGTCCCTAATTTTTTATCTGATGACGAGTGTGACTCTTTGATTTCTGAATATGAGGAACGTTCTAGTGAGTCTGTACTAGAACACTGCTTTCATGCTAATACTGGCATTGATACTCATTCTTCTTTCCAAAGAATTTCTTTATTAGAAGGCACAAAAAATTATGATCTTTTGTTTAAAAAAACCGAACAAGCAATCAATGAGTACATGGATTACTTGGAGTCTAAAGGATCTTTTCATATGCCTTTGATGAGAGGATCTCTTTGTCACTCCCACATGTATAGACTGTTGAAGTATGGTGCTGGTGATAAAATTCATCCTCATACTGATCATGGACCTCTAATTTATGGAAGTATCACGTTCAATCTGAATAATGATTATACTGGTGGAGAATTCAAGTTTTTCAATGGTAAACATACAGTAAAACTAAATCGTGGAGAGATGATGATTTGGCCAGCAGATTATTATTGGGTGCATGAAGTTACACCAGTTGAAACTGGGTATCGATACAGTACAAATAGTTTTCTGTCATTGGTCAGTTCTGAATTCAGAGAGGAATTACTTAAAAACCTATTTGTATTAGAAGAAAATTATTATAGAATGAAAAATAAATCAAAACCAAAATTATACAACATCAAGCAAGTAGGACCATTCGCAAGATGTTAGCAAAGGCACATTTAGTAGTTGTAAATTTTAAAAAATTTCTTAAATAGTGGATCATAGTAACTTTATTTTATGCCTAGGAATACAATGAAAAAAGATGAGTTTAAAGTTAGAGTGTTAAAATTAAAACATGCACTTTCAAACGAACCTGATGGTGATGGTAAGTATATGGCAAATAAATATCTAAACAAGGTATTAGATGCAATTGATGAGTATAGAGATTGATTATGAAAATCCATGGATCTATTTGGAGAGACCTTTTGTTGGGGATGATGTTCGGGACTTTTTTGGCTTTGTGTACCGTATTACCAATCTCACCAACGGTAGAAAATACCTTGGGAGAAAGTACTTTTGGTCGTTCCGAACCCCAAAAGGAAAGAAACGAAAAGTAAAACAAGAATCTGATTGGAGAAATTATTATGGGTCTTGTCCGGAACTTAAAGAAGACATTATCAAATACGGCAAGCAGAATTTTAGTAGAACTATTCTCAGCCTTCATAAGACGAAGGGCAAAACTAATTTTGAAGAAACGAGACAACTCTTTGTCAACGGAGTCCTCACCGAATCCCTTGACACAGGAGAACCTGCATACTACAATAGCAACATCCTCAGCAGGTACTTCAGAAAAGATTATTATGGAAATTACGACTGAAAAACTTGTTTCTAATATTCGTGAATGGTCAATTGAACGAATGAATGAAATTGACAATAATTACGAAGATGCAACAGCACTTTTGTCAGAGTTTTATGAGTGGATTGACATTAAAGATGATGGTGATCTTGAAGTCATAACTCTTGACAAGATCTCTGAAGAAGAGTACAATGAATACATCGAGAAAACTTCTTGATTTTTTATTGGCTCAGTAGCTCAGCTGGATAGAGCAACTGCCTTCTAAGCAGTCGGTCGTAGGTTCAAATCCTACCTGAGTCGTTGGAATTTCGACGGAAGTTCCATAGGGTGTGACAGAACAAACCTTGTGGTCACTCACGGGTTAATGTATATGAACACAGGGGTGATACCCGCCGTGTGACTGGGAGACCAGAGACATGAGAATCCCCATCAGGGAGTGTTGTAGTGCTAGAGAAGTTCATCAGTGTGACCCTCTAGTTGTGAGTATGATGAAACCTCACCACCCACCACAAACAGACCATGGGTAGACATCTCCCCAAAATTTCCGGTTGGTTCACCGGAGTTTAATCCTCTATAGCTCAGTTGGTAGAGCACGGAGCTGTTAACTCTGTTGTCCCTGGTTCGAGTCCAGGTGGAGGAGTTTTATTAAAATACTATGATTGATAAATTATTTTGTACTCCAATTTATTATTGTATTTTAGAACCAGATCAAAAAGTTTTTGATACTATGCTCAGTTATGCCAAAAGAAAAACATCTAGTAATTTGCATAATGATGCTGTAAATTATACTGGAGACACTACTGGAGAATCTTCTATACACAACCATGTTAATTTTTATTGGTTAAATGAGCAAATATCATTTCATGCCAAAGAATATTTAAAAGAGTTGGGATCTGATATAAACTCAATAAATTTATATGCACAAAAATCTTGGATTGCTGCATGTAATCCTAATAATGGTGAGATATACAAACATATTCATAAAAGTTCGACACTCAGTGTGGTATATTATCTTCAACTTGATGAAGAATCTTGTGGTGGTGAATTAGTATTTTGGACTAATAATTCAATAGTTGATGATTTACCAATCGGTAATGACTTTAGAAGAACTGAATATTCTACACAGAAATCTATGTTTACTCCACAATTAAATAAGTTAATAATTTTTCCATCTCATATTTATCATCAAGTGGAATCTTATGAATCTAAAAAAGGAAACCCGAGAATATCAATATCATATGACTTGACAATTACATCAAAACGTGATACCATAAGTAACGAACATTTAATTTTGGATCCCTCATTGTGGAAAAAAATATGAATCACGCTCATATTTGCCAAAGTCGATGCTATGGTATTGAAGGGTATGATGGATCTTGTTGTACCCTAGAGCAAAGAGATTATATTATAGGTCCTATTCCAGACTCTGAAGAAGTTTTAAAAAGAGTTCAGGAGTCTATGCCAAATGTAAAAATTAAATGGGACGATTTATTCATAAATTACGAAGAAGGTAAAAAATTATTTCCAGAACGCCCCATATGGCAGAAGAAAAATTGTTATCCCGCAATGAGAATAAATCCAAATTCAAAAAGGAATTCTTGTGTTTGTTATAATGATCATATAGGTTTTTGTCAAATCTATGAACAAAGATCTTCTACATGTTCAAAGTTTTTTTGTAAATATCTTAAAGAATTGTTTGACGAAAAATCTAATAAATAATACGAACTAAATACACATACCTCAATTTATTCAATAAAAAAATGCTTACCACAAGATGTAGAATGTGTGGTAAAGAGATTACCGCAACTAATAAAATTCAGTCTTGCGGTTGTCCTAATAATATGATCGTACAAACCGATTCAATTACCGCCAATGACTTATCTGAAATTGTAGTAGTAAATTCAGAAATTAAAAAAAACAAATCAAATATTTTGTCTGCTAAGGATCTTTCCTTTCAGGAAGAAAGAAAAAAAAGAAAAGTAAAAAAACTAAATTTTGAAGTTAGGTAATCAAATGTCAGAAAAACCACTTTCAGATTTAAAAATAGAAAGACATGAATGTCCAAAATGTGAAGCAGTTTGGATCAACGGAGTTCATACCTGGAGAGGTACTGGAAACTCTGGAAACGAATTAGACCTTGCTAGTTTAGTTTGTAATAAATTTGGTGATGAGCAATGCATCAATCCAAGTAAAGGTATTGAAGGGGGGCAAACCTGGGAAGAACGTTCTGGTTGGGTTGATGGTGCAATGTTTGAACGGCAAAAAATGTTAAAAGAACTTGATGATAGATTAAAAGGACTATGAAAATTTTTCTTGATACTGCAGACACTGAAGTAATTTCTAAATATTTTTCAACAGGATTAGTTGATGGTGTCACAACTAATCCTACTCTTATTATGAAGAGTGGTAAAACTCCGGAAGATGTCTATCAAAAAATTAAAGACATTGGGGTGCAAGATATAAGCATGGAAGTTGTTGGATCCGACTTTGATATGTATGATGAAGGAATTCGTTTATATGAAAAGTTTGGTGATGTCACTACAATTAAAGTACCATGTACCCGTGAGGGTTTAATTGTATGTAAAAGATTATCTGAGCAGGGAATTAGGGTAAATGTAACTCTTATTTTCTCTGCTGCACAGGCAGTTCTTGCAGCAAAATCGGGTGCGACTTATGTATCACCATTTGTTGGAAGATTGGACGACCAATCTGTGGCTGGTCTGGAGGTTGTTCGTTCTATCACGGGATTGTATCAAATTCATGGAATTAAAACTCAGGTTCTTTCTGCTTCTATCCGAAGTGTGCAAAGAGCAGTAAGATCATGGTACAATGGAGCACAAGTGGTAACTATGCCACCTAAAGTATTTGATCAAATGTATGATCATATTCTTACAGACAAGGGACTAGAGATATTTGACAAAGACTGGCAGTCTGTCGTACAATAGGCATCTGCCTTTTTTGCGAGTGTGGTGTAGAGGTAACATCCCATCCTTCCAAGTTGGTGTCACGAGTTCGATCCTCGTCACTCGCTTTCTGGTTAACCGTAAAACCAGAATTTATACTTAGTATAAATACTATACCTTTGTTTTGTCGTAACAAAAGGTAATAAACGAAGACATGTCGAGTCTTCTCACATCTGTGGGTAATCATTCCACAAGTAAAAATTAAGAGGTACAAACAATGATCAAATCTGTATTCGCAGCAACTGCTGCTCTGTCTATG